GCAATGCTGTGGCATTTTGTCTTAGCACCTATTACAATCTTTGGCTTTTCCTATGCAGGAGTACCAGTACCAGACTTACCAGTGTTTGACATGGATAGTCTAATGACAGTATTGTTAGGTATGCTTGGTCTTGGTGGCCTTCGTACTGTAGAAAAGCTAAAAGGAAAAACAAAATGAGTTTTGAACTGTCCAAGCGTAGTCTTAAAAACTTAGAGGGTGTAGATGAAAAACTAAAGATAGTTGTTCTAAGAGCTATACACTTAACTAAGATTGACTTTGGCGTTATTTGTGGACTACGTACATGGGAGGAACAGGAGGCTCTAGTAGCTTCAGGTGCCTCACAGACTATGAAGTCCAAACATCTTGACGGCAGAGCAGTAGACTTAATGGCATACATAGGTTCCCGTGGTTCGTGGGAACTAAACCTGTACGATGATATTGCAGATGCTATGAAACAGGCTGCTATTGACTTAGACGTTCCACTACGTTGGGGCGGTGCCTGGACAGTTCCTGACATTCGAGACTGGAGTAGTACAATGGAAGAGGCTATGCAGTCCTACGTCGCTATAAGGCGAGAACAGGGTAAGCGTCCATTTATAGATGCCCCACATTTTGAACTGGTGTAAAACATGAGCCTATACGAAAATATAAACAAGCGTAAGAAAGCTGGGACTAGTCGCCCAAAGAGTAAATCTACAATTACTCCTAAGGCATATGCTAATATGCAGGCAGGCTTTCCTAAGAAGAAACCTAATACTGACAAGTATAAGAAGAAGAAAGCATGACAGAACATAAACTTATGGATGTACTGCACGAGGCTGTTACTAATGAATTACTTGCTCGTGTACAGAGTGGCGAGGCAACGGCTAGTGAACTGTCAGTTGCTGTTAAATTTCTAAAAGATAATGGTGCATCTCTCGATGTAGTCACAGCAGAAAGCCCTATGGCTGGTCTTCTAGAGTCTCTACCCTTTAATATTGCGGAGCAGGTACAGTGAGAGAAGCCTTTAATGCTACACTAAGAACTGAGCAGAAGACACTAACAGGTGGTAACTGGACTAAAATACTGGATGAAAATGTCCAACGTACCTACCTAGTTATACAGAACCACCACGATGCTCACGAGATTGAGATAGGGTTTGGTACTAATACAACTGCTCCTACTACTGCTACAGGCTTTAAGATCGAGGGTGCAGTTACTGGTAATAAGATAGGTGACACTACCTTTGAGTTTAACGTAGCACCTATTAATGCAGTATGGGCAAAGGCCTCTGATGCACACGATCATCCTATAGATATTATGTATGACGACTAGAATACCGTTTAAAAGCGTTTTAAGCGCCTCTGAGGGGGCATCTCCACTTTAAAGGTAGGTATTACCCATGAAGAAGAAGCAGGCCGTCCCTGAGGCTCTGAGAGACTTTAGGAACTTTACGTACCTAGTATGGCAACACTTAGGCTTACCAGAGCCAACTCCAGTACAGTACGACATTGCACACTATCTACAGAACTCTCCCAAGCGTTGTATCATAGAAGCCTTTCGTGGTGTAGGTAAGTCTTACATCACTGCTGCCTATGTAGTACACCAGCTACTCCTAGACCCTGATAAGAAGTTCATGGTGGTCTCAGCATCCAAGGCTAGGGCTGATGACTTCTCTACATTTACCCAGCGTATCATTACAGAGCTACCTATATGTAAGCATTTGGTTGCTAAGGATGGTCAGAGGTGGTCTAAGATAGCTTTTGACGTTGCACCTGCTAGGGCATCTGGTAGTCCCTCTGTAAAGTCAGTGGGTGTTACTGGACAGCTTACTGGTTCTCGTGCTGATGTTATCATTGCTGATGACGTAGAAGTTCCTAACAATAGTATGACGCACATGATGCGTGAGAGACTGGCAGAGAGTGTCAAAGAGTTTGACGCTGTGCTTAAGCCAGAGGGTAAGATTATTTACCTCGGTACTCCACAGAACGAGATGAGCCTGTATAACACGCTTTTAACACGTGGATACCAGATGAGGGTATGGCCTGCTCGTTATCCTAGCCTAGAACGCGCTGAGAAGGCCTACGGAGGGCGTCTAGCACCCTTCCTGCATGATACCCTAGTAGAGAAGCAGGAGGCTGTGTACGGCCTTCCTACGGACGATAGGAGGTTTGACGACGAAGACCTCATAGAACGTGAACTAAGTTATGGACGTAGTGGCTTTGCCCTACAGTTCATGCTAGACACTTCTCTATCTGATGCAAACAAGTACCCACTCAAGCTGTCAGACCTGATGATAATGTCCTGTGACAAGGATACAGCACCAGAGAAGATGGTGTATGGCATTATGAAGCCCATGTCAGACCTGCCTAACGTAGGTTTAAGTGGTGATAAGTTCTATGCACCAGAGGATACAGTAGGTAGGGCTAAGTACACTGGCTCTGTACTCGCTATTGACCCTTCTGGTAGAGGTAGTGACGAGACAGCATACGCAATCGTTAAGATGTTAAACGGTTTTCTGTATGTTGTAGACGCTGGAGGTATTGAGGGTGGCTATTCTGCTACCACACTACAGCACCTCACAGACCTAGCCAAGGTACACAGTGTCAACCTAGTGCTCATTGAGAGTAACTTTGGTGATGGTATGTTCACTGAGCTACTAAAGCCATACATGACTAAGACATACCCATGCACTATGGAAGAGGTTAGACATAATACACAGAAGGAACAGCGTATCATAGATACCCTAGAGCCTATTATGAACCAGCACAGGCTAGTGATAGACCCTAAGGTAGTACAGAAGGACTACGATAGCGTACAGAACATGCCTCCTGAGAAGGGTGTGAAGTACATGCTTACCTATCAGATGACTAGGATTACCAAACAACGTGGTGCCCTAGCACATGATGATAGACTTGATGTACTAGCTATGGCTTGCCAGTACTGGGTAGACCAGATGGCTGCTGATGCAGACAACCAGATACAGATACGTAAGGATGAATTACTAGAGATGGAGCTAGATAAGTTTATGAACCATCTCAACTTAGGACACAGGGAACCAGAACAGAGAGGGTTCCTGAATTTCTAAAGTTACATCATGGATAGGACCCTTGAACTATTACTATAACTTATACTACAGTATGTTTAAGCTTACTTTAATAGGGGTAACAGTGGTCCTACTCCTCCTCGTCCTACTCCTTAGAAGAACTAGGGATAGTATGTTACAGTATGTTAGACTATGTTAGACATGTTTAGGTTAGGGTTGTTCCATTACCAGTAACTTTTTGTTAGGGTTGTTTGACATGGTCTAAAATTGGTAGAAAAATCTGAGGGGGTGTATAATAGTGGTGAGGTCAATTTACCCCCCTGTTGCCCATATGCAACACATGTCATAAATGTGCAACACTGTGATAAATATGTCACGTAGCAAATTTGCAACACTGTGATAAATGTGCAACATGTGTAGCCTGATTGCAACATGTGTGACATTTTTGACACGTTTTTGTGTCTCTCTCTATCTGTTCTTTTTATGTTCAACATCCTGGAACAATAGCAGAACATTCCTATTATATTTTAAAGGTATAAACTTTTTTCAAACTTTTTTAACTTTTTTTGCATTTTCCTCTTGAATTTTGAAATCATCCGAATTATCTTAATAAACATCGAAACGACGCTATGACTTTCCAAGTTACTACAACCTTCGATAGGCCGAATGAAAGAGCTTAAGCGCTACGGCAACCTAGCTAGGCCAAATACAGAGTTGACGGGGACAACCTAAAAAACCCGCTAGTCGATGGACTACTCAAAAACAGAACCTGCCTAGTAGCAAATTCTACAAGCTGGCAGATACGAACGGCTCACAGAGGTGAGATAGTACTATAGAGATATAGGAACCGGAGCGTTAAAATTCCTGCCTATCCTCAGGGCTGCAGTGCAGGGCTGCAACACTCATTGAGTGTCTACGGGATAAGAGGGTGCACCCTATGTGTATCTAGGCGGATTGAGTGCCTCTTCTACCAATGCTTGGAGGGTGTAATAATGCGCCTACTAAGCATCTAGGAGTAGAAGCAATGAAGACTAAAACGACTAAATTCATGGGCAAGACAGTAGCAGTATACGGCAAGCGCAAGCG